GGTTTCTTGAAATATTGTCTTCTTTTGAATTCTTCTTTTATTTAAGATGGGTCGTTGTGGCTTTTATTTTGTTTAATTATTATTTTTACTTAAGCTATAAATCAATGAAAGACTCCCTTCAAAAAGGTGTGTCTGATGTTGTTTTTAGTTCAATAGCGAAAAGTATTAATAAGAAGTTTGTTTCATTAATTCCTGGAGGAAAGAGATTTGATGTTTCTTTCTTCATAAAAGTGATTTCTATGGTTACTTGTCTCTTAACTGTTTCCTCTGTTTTGAAAAAAGGTTATGATCATTTTATGCATGGTCGTTCTAAACAGGGAAGGTTTAAACGTATTGCTGAATCGGCACGAGAGTATTCTGCTATGAAGCCTATGTTTGGAGATGTTGTTGACCTTATAGCTGCTCCTTTTAGTTCACTATTTAAGCCTAAAGTCTTTACTTCTTATAAAAAAGCTTTCGTTAAGTCAGCTTTGGTTTGTGCTTTTCTTTTATCTCCATTCTTACCCTTTTTAAAGGGTTTAACTGCTGGTGGTTTGCCTAAGAAGTGGAAGAGTCATTTTGTCTCCAAAGGTAAAAAGTTTTGTAATTTTTCCATTGAAGGTGGTTCTTGTGATAATTTTGCTCTAAAAGGGCGCAATCAATGCTTTGAGCATGAAAGTTTCCTATGTGACTATTGTCAAGATGAGTTTTCTGATTTCTTTTATTCCTCTGTTGATTTACATTCTGTTGATCAGTATCCTGATGTTAAAGCAACGTCACCAATGGGTAGTACTATAGCTTGCTGTAGTCATTGTATGATCAAAACAATTTATGATAAAGTTCCTACAGTGGCAATGAATCATAAAGTTCAAGTTTCTCTCTGTATGGAGATGCCCACTCGTTCTTTTGATCTTTTGTGTTATTCTAATGGAAGTGTCCAAATTTTGGTCCAAAGAAATGAGTATTTTATAACTAAACCTTGTAGTGAAAAACAAATCAACGCTGAAATGTTTAAGTATGAAAAGTGGTGTGATTCTCAAGGTACTCATCCTGGTTTTAGGACAAAAGAAGAAGAAGAATTCATTGATCAGTCTTTAGAAAAGCATGATATTGTTAAAAAGAAAAAGAAATTTGAAGAAAAGGAGAAGCAGCAGTTTGCTGCTTTAGCTTCCGAAGATAATGATGATGGAGCTACTCCTGCGACTTCTACCACTGTGTTTTTTAATGAACCTGACAGTGTTGATGTTGTTCCTAAAGAAAAAGAAAAGGCTGAGTCTCATGCTGATACTGATGAAGAAGATGATAATAAGTCTGAAAATGAGGAAGATGATGCCGATTCCGATGATGATTTGACCTTCGGATTCAAAAAACAAGGAAAGAAAACTTTTACTTCTGTTCAAAAAAGAAAGATGAGAGTTTTTAGAAAACGTAGTGTTGCTTTTAAGAAAAAGAGAAATTCTCATTCTAGTAATGCTCGTTTCAATAAGTTCATGACTGATAATTATACTAATGATCCTTTTGCTGATTATGAAAAAACAAAAGGGATAAAGAAAGAGATGAAAGGAAATTCTTCCTCTTATGGTGCCACTTTGTTGAATTCTTCCACGTGTTCTTGTTTTCGTTGTAGTCCTGGTTATTTTTCAGGCTTATATTGGCTTTCTTCTGGTTTAATTGATTTTCCTTGTGATGATCCTGAAAACGGTGATAAT